GCCTAGTTCGTCTAGCTTTCGCTTAGATACTGCCCACTTTGTGTTGCGAAGTTCGCCCTTGTTGTACGCTACGGCCGCATCATGCCAGTCGGGTAGCGGGCCTCTTGTCACACGGATTGTAGTGCCACCGCTGTTTTTGATAGCATAGACCTCATTTGCGAAGCGGGCATCAGTGATAACAACATCGTTCTTAGATTGTCTGAGCCTGTTCTCTACTGATGCTACCCAGATGTCCTGATGAAAGTGATTTCTGAACAACTCGGTGCCCCAGTTTTGTAGCACCCAACGCGGCGTTAGATGAGGCATACCTAAGCGTTGTGCCCACCATGTGTCTACTTGCTCTCGCCACTCTCTTGAGGCTTTTGTTGAGCCTTCGACCATCTCTCTGTCCCAGCCAAAGATTGATGAGGCGGCGTCTTTGAGAGCTCCTGCGAATGATACTCGCTTGAAGCCGTGATGCGTACAGAGATAGTCTGCTACTGTGTCTTTACCGCTTGCGATAAAGCCTGAGATTGATATGATTCGTGGTTGTGTCATTTGATTCGTCCGATGTTCAGATGGCGGAAAGCCTTCTGTAGCATCACAACTTGATTTCGGCAGTCGTCGAGGGCAATGTGACCATTGACTGTTTTATCGCCAAGGGCTTCTTTGGGCACTAAGCGATAGACAGTGCGGGCATCCATTACGTCCCAAAATTTCCATGGTAGTGGTAGTTTGTAGGAGTCGTAGGCATGTTCAATCATAGGATAGTCATAAGTGATGCCTTTTGACCATACTCTGCGACAGGTTCGCATCATTACCGACAGTTGAAGTAGAGCATCTCTTAGAGGGACTCGGCCTTCCTCTGAAAATGCGTCCTCTTGCGCTTCTGGTGATTGACTTGCCCACCAACGAATAGTGCCTTCGTCTGTAGTTCTACCCATAGCTTCTTGCTCGTCAATCTCAATACGAGCGTTCATGTATGGTAGATAGTGGGCTTGGGTGACTGGGTCCCATTGTGGCTCGGTGATCCAACCTTGTTGTTCAACATCAAATAGTTGTGCGCCAATGGTCAAGATAACCGAGTGGTCTTTCTTGCCAAGTGCTTCAAGGTCTACCATCAAATCCATTTTGTTTGCCGTTTTAGTTAGTGATATGCTATTATATCACTCTTGCGGCTAGAAGGCAATAGATTTTGGATGTTTAGCCTTGTACCCAAGTTAGAGGCATTGAACCGTCAACATATGTTTTGAGTTCGAGTAAGAGGTCTTCGTGCATCTTAGCACCTTCGGCCTTCATTTGTGCGCCGTTGAGTGTTGTGCCGCCGCTTGGGCCTGCGATTGTCGAGAACTTTTCACGAGCTTCGCCGATCATCATCTTACACTGACCGATTGTCCAGGAATACATCCACGGTCCGATAGTAGGGTCTTGTAAGAGCGTGATCTCAGGTTTGAGGTTGTCTGTCCACAAGAGGATTTGTTCGCCGGTGCCCTTGAAGTCACGAACAAGTTTGAGTTCTTTAGTGACAGGGTTGTATGTGTGAATAATGTATCCGCCGAACATGCGGGCCGCAAGTTCAATGTAGCCTGCGTAGAAGTCATAGGTTGCTAAACCGCCACTGTAGTTGTAGTTGAGCAAGTATGTATTTAGAATCGCAGATGAGAAAGGGTCGAATGATGTGGCGCCTGGGCCGGTTTCTAGGCCGATTGTGCGTCTGAATACTTGACGAACACGGGTGATTTCTTGCGGTAGCACATACACGCTTTTGTCTTTTTCAAGCGGTAGTAGTGAGTATGACTCTTCGTAAGCGTTAGCGCCTCGTTGTCTGTAAGTTGCTAAAGCATACTGATACGCGGCTTCATAATGTTCAGGGTCGAGTTCAATGTCGACCATACCGCCGCCTAGACGGAGTTCGACGTTTTTGAACAGTTGTTGCTTGAGTTCTTGTAGCGTTGCCATGTAAAAATACCCTATATGTAATAGGGTATTTATCTCTTAGAGGTCGCCGTCTTGTCTGTTCTCTGAATAATGAGCGTCGAAAGAGCCACCTGGGTAGCGAGATTCTAACTTCCTGACGTTCTCGGCGATAACATCGTTAGGGTCTAGATTGAGTGCTCTACAAGCATTGATCCAGTACCACATCACATCGCCTAGTTCACGTTTCATGTGAAATACATTATCGTCTGTTAGAGGCTTGCCCTGAAAAAACATCTTTTTAGGAATCTCACAGAACTCACCCGTCTCCGCGGCGAGACCTAATGCGGCGGTTAGTAGAAGAGGTACATTGATATCAGGGCCGTGTTTATTTGCCTCTGAGTCATAACTAGCATCTAGTTCATCACAACGATTCATAAATGTTGTGAGGTCATTTGAGGGTTTAGAGGTCACTGCCTCTACGAAGTCTTGATATTTGTTTAAGTCAATCATAGTTTAGAACGCCTGTAAGATAATAATATTTTCATTGAATGCCGTTTCTTTGTTCATAATTTTCGATTGCGGCAATAATTTCAGATACTTGCTCATCGGACATAAATGTCCTTAGTTTAGGCAACGACTCTCTGACTTTTTGATACCACTCATACTGCTGTTCTTTCGTGAGAGAATCAATATATTTCTTACGTTCATTGTATTCCTGTAAGTTCATTTTGTTTCCTTGTGTCTTTTTGCGTCATTATATCCCATATAGTATCCAGCGATTAGTGCCATTAGCATACCGAATACTACCATGAATACAGTGAATACGTTTGCGATTTGCTCGTCAGTCATTACCAAGCCTGTAAGATAATAATATTTTCGTTGAAACGACCGTTAGGTTCGGTCGCAGTTGTAGTCAAGTCTTTGAAGAGTGTACGCTTAGCGGGCTTGCCTACTTTCATAAACTCAGTTAGCATAGCAGGCTTGCGTAAGGTCTTAGTCTCAGACTTTACTTTGTCAAAGCCTAGAATAGAATTGCCCTTGACTGTGAATGATTTAGCATAGTCGTCTGCTACATAGTGAGTTAGCTTGCGATTAGCGGTGTTGTAAACCCAGCACTCACTAGCGCCGTGTAGTTTAGTCGGTGAAATGCTTTCAAGATTGAGCTTGTTAGTAGTGTCCTCGAATTTCTTGAGGTACTTCAAGTTCTTGACGACTTTCTCGACAGGAACTGCCTTACGAGCACGTGGTGCTTTGCTTGCTTTCTTGACCGATGAGTAGCCGTGTAAGTCTGCTACGATTGCTTCGCAGAACTTGATGATGTTTTTGAGTTGTGTCTTGGTAAAATGACCGTATGCTTCTTTTAGTTGCGCATCTTTAGTGTCAAGTGCTTCTGTAAACTCGTTGATTTTCTTTTGCCACACATCAACTAGGATTGAAATATGTTGAGGCATGATGTTGCGGTCGCTTAGTTCCCGCATCACACGATTTTTAGAATCAACTTTTTGATCAAGCGTCATAAACTCGTCAAACATACCTTCTAATTCGCCTTGTGCTTCACGAGCACGTTCTTTCATAATGTCTTGAATAGAAGGGCGATTAGATACCGGTTTTTCTTCAGACTTGATTTCTTCTTTAGGCTTAGCTGTCGCAACGAGTAAGCGGGCGATTTCAGCATCAAGTCGTTCTTGTTCGATAGGAGTCAAGTCTAAGCCGCGCATTGACATACGAGCAAGCCAAGCATAAGTTGTTAGCACTTCGCTGTCTGCTACTCGGGCTAAATGTTTTGCTTTTGTCTTGTCTGTTTGATGAACATAGTCGACCAGCATTTCTTTGGCTTGTTTTGTGCCATAATATCTGCTGTACCAGTTGAACGACCTGACTAGGATGCCGCGGCGCAGGTCTTCGTCGGGTTGAATATAGAATACGGGCTCTTCGCCTGTGTATTTTGTCTCTGCCTGATTAGGACGTAGCTCTTTAGCGATGTGCTTATCAGTGCCGGAACTGTTATTTTTTGAAGGTTTGGTTGCCATAAGGTTCTTTATAAACGATAGTTGTAGTGTATCACTGGTTTGTAAGGAAGTCAACAATTTTTGGATCAATCCATAGATAAATACTAGACTATGCCACGTTTATCGCTCTATTCGCCTACCAAAGGCAACAATTACAAGTACATTGACCGTGTGGTCAAAGAACAATTTCAAATTGGTGGCACGGACCTGCTTGTCCACAAGTATCTAGGCCCGCAAAATAACGGCGAAAGTAGCGACCTAACTCAACCACAGAATACTTCTCCTAATCCTCTTGCTATCCAAGACTTGCTGTTTATGGAAAACCGCAACCGCGTATATGAGCAAGACATCTATCGTCTGCGCGGTCACTATAATGTCCAAAATCTCGACTTTGATTTGAGTCAATTCGGTCTATTCTTGACCAATGATGTGATTTTCATCACTGTACACTATAACGATATGATTGATTTGATCGGTCGTAAGCTAATGGTAGGTGATGTGTTTGAACTACCGCACTTGACCGACTATCATCCGCTCAATGAGGCGATTCCAGTTTCGCTACGCCGTTATTATCAGATTACAGACGCTAACTATGCTAGTGAAGGCTTCTCTCAAACTTGGTATCCTCACTTATGGCGCATCAAGTGTGAGCCGCTAGTAGATAGTCAAGAGTTTGCTAACATTCTAACAGCACCAGTAGAGAAAGACAACTACATGGGCAACTGGGATCCTCTTATTGCGTATCCCGTCGGCTATACTGTACAGTATGGCGGTAAAAATTACACACCAGTAAAGGGACCTGTTCCTGTAGGCATCGAACCTACTAACACAGAGTGGTGGCGTGTTGATGTTGCTAGTTCACTCAAAGACATTATCAGCACATACAACAAAAATCTTGAAGTCAATGATGCTATCTTAGCAGAAGCGGCTCGTATGGTGCCGAATACAGGCTTTGATAACAGTCAGTTGTACTTAGTGCCGTCTACTACTTCAGGTACACCTGACATTCCTGTTGATATTGTTACAAATCGTAGTGCTGGTCCTGCTCTTCCTATCAGAGAGGGCACCGGTACTGTTGCGCTATTCAACAGCAAGCGTTTCAAGAACAGCAGTGTCGGCATCAAAGTTGGCAGAGAAACTGCCGGTAAGTTAGCAAGTGGCAATCGTGTTGTGTTTGCTACAGGTACGCTACGTGCTGATCGTAGTGACACTGGTAGTGGTCGCACATTCGGCAGTCAAGTCCTAACTGCTACTATCTACACTGACAGTCTCAAGACTGGTCCTTATGGTACTGCTGACAACACTTACGCAACAAGTGACCTATACTTGCGCTTTTATATCACTGCTAGTCAGAACCGTGCTAAGACAACTATCATCAAGTTGCTTGAGTGGAACAACGACTTAGACACTGGCTTATTGATCAAGGGCAGTGTGCTTACTGCTAACGGTACCCTGATTTCATTATTTGCTGATGGCACTCGCATTACCGCTATTGACAAGACTAAAAAGACTATTACTGTTAGCAATGAGTTGTTAGAAGAGATTGCGGCGGGTCAAGAGTTAGAAATTGCTTACGATTTCTATGGTATCTATCAGAGTGTGACTACTTTTGCTACCAAGCAGGGCGCAAAACGATTCAAATTGATGACATACACTTCGAATCTAAAAGAAGGTACTGAAATTCGTTCGTTTGTTGATGTTAGTGGTACTAGAACTCGTGTATTTGCTGAAGGTACTACTGTTACTAAGATTGAAACTGT